GGCTTGCTCTGCGAGAGTCTTGCCAAGGACAGCTTGTTGTTGCATCATCTTCTGCGCCTCCATAGCAGCCTGCTGTGCAGCCTGAGGATTGACCTGTCGCAGAGCATTAGCATACTGCATCATGCCTTCAGCAGTCGTGGTATCGAACTGCTGTGCAAGACGACGCAACTGCGAAGCCTGCTCAAGCATCGGATCACGGACACCAAGAGCACGGGCGGCTTGAGTGATGCCGCCGTAGATGCCTGAAGCAATACGCTGTTGTGGGTTGAGGTTAGCAAACTGTAAGGCACGTTGCCGATCAACTTCAGCTTGGGCCTGTTCAGGACTCATTCCTTGGTTCAGTAAACCAAGAAAAGGATTACCCATCATTCCATCAGCCATCATTAACCTCCAAACAGTTTCTTAATAAGCTGGGCAACTGGATCGGCCAAAGCACCGACAACAGCCGTATTACGATTCAGGTTCATCTGATTCGCAGCAGATTGCCCTTGTGCCTGTGCGGCAGCGGCAGCAGCGGCGGCAGCAGATGCCGGTGAACCTAAACTGATACCCAGATTAATAGGTTGCTGTCCAGCTTGTTCAATACCAGTAGCCTGCTGGAATCCAGTGCTGAACGGAGCCAGTGCAGCCTGTTGAGCACCGTAGCCACCCTGCTGGAGATTCAGAGCACCACCAAGCAAGCCTTGACCGAATTGAACCTGTTGCTGACCAGCTTGTTGTGCCTGTGCAGCCAACTGAGCATTACGCTGCTGCTGTGCGTTGTAGAAGGCTTCCATTGCCGGGTTAGCAGCACGAAGACCAGGAGCACCCATCGGAGTAGCGCCAGTAGCACCCATCGCAAGGCCACCAGTGCCACGACGGAACTGTTGCGTCTGCAACTGTGCCAGAGCACGCTCATCCTGCGGAGCCAACAGTTCTTGCTGTTGAGCCATGAACCGCTGTGCAGCAGCCTGCGGAGACTCAGCAACATACTGCTGTCCTAAGCCAAACAAACCTTGAGCAGCTTGGTTGACTTGGTTCTGCATGGCCTGCTGCTGCTGTGCCTGTTGCAGTGCTCCGCCGGAGATACCCAGCAGAGCCTCACGCATAGCAGCCACATCAGGAGCCACTTGGTAACCAGCACCAGTCAGACGGCCATCAGGGCCATACTGGAAGCCACTACGACCAAAGCGAGTGGTAACGCCCACAGGACGGAACTGCGAAGCCTGTGCCTGTTGTGCAGCAATCTGCTGTGCAGTGTTACCAGCTTGGTTAGATGCGTAGATGTTTCCTGCGGTACCTATTAATCCACCAATAAGATTGGCCAAGTCAAAGTTACTGGTAGGGGCACCACCAGCAGCATTGAAACCAGTCTGCATTGCCGCAGGAACAGTAGAGCCAAACGACTGTCCTGAGAAAAGGCTATTGTTAACTAAAGACATTAGTAGGTGCCTCCATCAACGGTACCATTGAACGTACCAGACAATGTTAGATTAGCCATCGTTGTGGTTCCCGTATGCGTTCCATTGTTAGCGTCAGGCTTAGAGGAAACGGCAGAGGCAATGTTATTGTACTCTGTGTCGATTTCCGTGCCCTTGATGATCTTGGAAGGATTGCCCGACACAAGACCGTCTTTAATAGCAAAGTTAGTAGTTTTGGTATAATTAGACACTTAGTTACCTCGTTTTTCCTACTTTGGTAAAGACATCAATCTTTTGGATAGACACTGGTCGAGTATTCACAGTGGTTTCAAAACCTAGCTGAATAACCTTACCAGCACCGCCAATGTTGATTACCTTGTTGTCGAAAGCTGATCCACCGTATTCACCGATATTGTACTCGGCGATGTTGTATTCTGCAACAGCAGCGTTTGACAAATTGAACTGACGGCTGTTCAGAATGTCGCTATAGTCATAACCGAACTTCAGCACCACAGGATAACCCTGCCCACCGATAGTCGTAATTCCAACCTTTTTCATAATCTTCAGTGCCGTGGGCACACCAAAGTCGAAGTAGTTGGTGTAGTATCTCATTACATAAGTATCAACATTATCACGATAAGTGTCGTACTTACCAACATATCCTGGCTTACCTAACAGAAGGTCTTTGTTCTGTTTGTAGCAGAAAGCTGTTGGTACATTTCCATCCCACGTCGTAGCCCTGCTTGCACCGTTAGGCAGCAGCATTCGAAGGTCAAAGCAGTAGGTTACTCCGGTGACAGGGAAAGTAATCAGGTAGAAACCTTCCTTGTCTGAGTGTGTTGCCTTGATGCCTGCGGCAGTCTCAAGAGCCATCGCAGCTACAACATCGTCACGCACATTTGCGCTGATGTCGCGCATCGGCGAAGACTTCTCCTGGATCACCCGTGACAGCGACTTGACACCGCTGTCGGACAGGAAGTACACATCTGAGCCAGTGGCTACCACAGAGTCTCGTGCAAAGCACCCAACGCCTGTGATCGTGTCTTGCAGCGTCAGTCCGGCAGGGTCTTGAGCGTTAGCGTAGATCAGAATCTGCCTACGACCAAAGACGATGAGGAAGCCGTTATGGGCTGCTAGAGCAATGATTTCATCAGCACCAGCAGGCCAGATTTCTGCAATGTCTAAGGTTCCAGCAGTTCCAGTAGACAGGACAAAACCACTGAGTAGATCAGAAAACTGAATAGTTGTTTTGTTACTGGTGTTATTGGCTGACCATGTACGACCATAAGCACTGATAACGCAATTATTATTACTGACAGTTCCAACATATCCGGTCTTCTCCGATACCCTTCGGTAAGTTGTAGTTGACACGGCAGGATCAAAGATCAGAGGATCGTGTCCAGACTGGTACATGTACAGGATACCGTTCAGAGCAGCCATCTGCCAGTTGCTGTCAGTGATCGTCGGAGCAGTTCCACCGCCACCATAGGTCAGCATCGTCAGTGTACTGCCGTTAAGCCTGAACAGCTTGTTGTTACCGGCAGCAATCGTGTACGAAGTACCGTTAGCAGCAATCAACTCACCGATAGCCTTGACAGCATTTGAGCCTAAGTCAGTGTTGGCCGCATGCGTAGGACTCCAGCCTTTACGAGCACCGATACGACCAAACTTGTCAATCACACAATTCGTAGCAACAGTAGCAAAGCCTGATTCAAGTGAAACCACCGAGTCCTGCGTGTTAAGGCCGTAGAAACCCGGAGCAGCGATAGAAGTGGTTAACAGCTTTGCTACCATTATACACTCGTCCAGGTTACTTGTTCATCGTACCGGTTAGCTTCAAGAGCAATAGCGTCTGACAGTGCAAGACGATACTTCTGATATAATTCACTGAAAGACTGTCCACCGTCTTCGCCTCGTTCAGCAACAGCGTTAGCGTATGCTAACATCTGCACTAAGTGAGGAGGAACTTTAACTAAGTCACCGTTGGAAGACAGGTCAGTCTGAGGAATGTTCAGATTAAACCGGAGGGAATAGACCGCATCAGGCTGTGGCCAGACACGGACAACATTGTCGTCGTTGCTTACACCGTCAAAGGCATAGTAGATCGGAGCAGCATTCTGGACATCAGCGAGATAATACTGTGTATCCAACCAGTTAGGAGACACCTGATACATCGGGACATCTTCAGTCTCGTTCATAACCATGTCAACCTTAAACCGTTGACCAGAACCTGTCAATGTGTATGCCTGTTGTCCAGAGACAGTAGGCACGACAATCGTTTGACTTAAAGCATTCCATGAGTAGGCGTCTTCAATTTCACGCTTTGCGTCATTGATTAAGACACCAATCAAAGAACTGTAAGGAGTATCACCAACAGATGAAACTTCTGTTTCCCTAAGTCTTATAAGGACATTGTTAACAAGTTGTAAATAAGTTGTTGCCATTAGTTTTCCTTGGTGTCTTTATAAGTAATCATTATAGACGATTCTCTTAGACTTGTCAATAGGTGTCTGCACTAGTGTTGTGCTTTTACAACAAACTGGAAGATCATAAACAATGTAGCTACGACAGCCCAAGCACCCATGCCCATGTTTACCCATCGTTCAACCTTACGATCTACTCTGGTAATGCTCTTATCAAGTTCTTCTGTCTTTTCCTCAAGGTCGTCAATCCGAACACCTTGAGCAGTCTGACGCTCTTCAACGAGGATCAGACGAGTAACGGCATCAGTTAGTTTGTCTACTTTTGTCTCTATTCGTTTCAAGTCCTCGTTGAAGCCTGCGTCCATGTTACTTCTTAGCCTTCTTCTTGGACATATTCGCTTCCGAAAGAGCGATTGCAATTGCCTGCTTACGGCTCTTGACAACTGGGCCTTTCTTGCCGCTATGTAAGGTACCTTCCTTGTACTCACGCATAACTTTCTCAACTTTGTTAGGCTTCTTCATCATAGGTTCCTCGCTAAGTATTCGTACATGTGGTAACAGAGCACAAGAAGGAAAGCAATAGCAAACAAATACAAACCGTTGGTAATCATCTCTTGTTTCCGACGTTTTGCAATCTTTTCTGCTTGCTCCCGTTGTCTTTTGATCTTAATTCGTTCAGACATCATGGACTGATAGGCTTCCTGTCCGTACACACCGGCGATAAGAATGTAGAGTTCATACTCCATCTTCTTTAGTCGCTCACGGTGCATTACGATGTCTAATGCTTCCTGCTCAATTGATCCTTTACCAAGAAACTTGCCTTTCTTGAGGTCTTGTTCTTTTTTGGCAGCACTTTCGTTAAAAGATTGGACAGCCGAGTACCATTTACCAAGCTGTCCCGCTACACTTTCTATTTCTTTGCCAGCCTTCACCAGCTTCTGTACGGTATTGAATGCCGTAACAGCTACTCCGAAGGCTGTAACTGGATCAATCACAACATATCCTTAAGTTACCAGGGCAGACCCGACACCACAGGAGGATTGGCCATGTCTTGCAGTTGCTTGTCCAAAGCAGCTTCTTTAGCAGCCACTCCGTCAGCACCCCAGCGATCCATTAGCCAGCCTTGTACGTCAGCCTCAGTCAGTTCATCGAAAGGCTTGAAAGATCCTTCCTCTGTGAACGACTCAGTGCCGTACTGAGAAGCAGTGAATTCACCAGATGTCTTGGTAACGCTCCAATGAACTACTGTAACAAAGCCGTCTGCGGCCTCTCGATCCATTTGATTGATAACGATGTTCATAAAGTCCCTTTCTT